AATACCTGCCGGATCAATTGCAAGACGATCGGCAGGATGATTCAACTCACCAACAGCCCGGTCTGTGTAAATATAGTCTCTAATATAAGCGTCAATTTCCCTGTCCATAATAGACTTCGGATAGATTCTATGGTTCCGATTGACTACATCAGCCTGCGCAAAGACACCAGTGATGAACAGATCCTTACCATTATTTTCCTTTTCAACAAGGATATTATCGAAGTTTGACTCGGATAAAATGATATTCGTCATTTATTCTTTCCCTATTTCCTATAAAAACTTTTCATCCGGACACGTGATTTCCGAATAGTTCTCTTTATCTTATTAATTCTAGCTGCCTTTCCCTTGCGCCATGCCTTCTTCATGGCAAGACGGCGTTTTCTCTTTTCGGCAGCAGTCTTTCGGACAAACTTCACCTGATTACCATGGCGGACAATTCTAAAATTCGCCCCCCGGGTGTTCTTTACCTTCCGGACAATCTTTCCCTTGCGAATGACACGTTTGAAGGCTACCTCCAAAAGCGAGTCGATCGCCTCGGTCAGCCGATTCCGGAAATCAGCCAAAAGGTCATTCTTCATCTTCTCTTCCATCTTCATCTTCTTCGGCATTGGAATCATCCGCTCCAATGACATTATTAAAAATCAGCGGTTCAGTACCCGGGGCAACGATAGTAGGATTGGTCTGAACGGTTCTTGATACATCGGCGTTCCTGACCTTATCGCCCATTTCCTGTCTTTCCTTGTTTATTTCATCGGTCATATTTATAATTTCATCATCCGTCATCATGAGGATTTCCTTCATGACGTACCGATTTGAGAAATACTTGGAAATGTAGGGTTCAACTGTTCCGAGTGTCTGCATACGGCTCTGGGTCAGCTCGGAATTTTTCATCTCGGTATATACATTATCCTTTGCCCACACAAAGGACAATTTTTCTCGCAGGACATTCCATTCATCTTCCGAAACGATATTTTTTAAGCGCAACTGCACCTCAAGCATTTTCAGGAAAATGAAGGAATAACGTTTCTGCTGACCAGAAATGAATTTTTGGAAGTTCAATTCATCACGGGTGATTTCAGAACTCCTACCAAGGACTGATGCGGAAGAACCATCCTCGTTGAATCTCGACAGCGGAACCTTGAGGGATGAAAGGAGTTTTTTTCGAAAGTAATTAAGATCCGGAAGATCCCCTGACAACATCTGACCACCCGGCAGAACATCAATATTGACCCCTTCACCATCGACCGTTGGAAAGTAAAAATCCTCCAACATGGTTATCTGACGGCGGCTATCCTTTATCTTTCCGGTTGTCGAATCATACTGCGCGGAATTTTTGAACCGATTCATGAAATCCCGAAGATACTGCTCCTGCATATGCTTCGGAACATTTGATACCGGAACCTTGAAAACCCTCTTTTCGGCTGCCCGTGACCAGCGATAGATGACAAGTGCATCTTCAATCATCCTTAACTGATTTGCCGGTTTGATGGCATAATGAAGGAGTGATAGCGGAATTGTACCATCACCATATTCGCCGGAATTCGCGTAGGCGATTGAATCCTCGGACAACATGATCTCCCCGCTTCCGGTCGATCTTGTCATTGAACTGGAAAACCATTGGTTCGAGTTGATTGTGATGTTATTTTCAACATACACATAATACTTCTTGTCCTTTGATATATCAAAGGTTTCGTCCTTTGATTTTATCAGATCCCGTTCAGTGACTGGTCTGATGGTTCGAGGATCCAACATCAGTATTTTCTTGATTCCCTCAGTCTTCTTCTGACCAACAAGGATTTGATAGTAAACCCTTCCATCAATATAGAAACGCCGGAAGTGGTCTTCCGGAAAATCCTTGAATCCCATCATCTTCTGGATAGAATCGAACTCATCAATGATTCGTTTCTTGGTCTTTTCGGCGAAACCCTCGATATTATCAAAATCAAGATTGACAATATAACCATCATCCGCAGATACAGCTTCGGAAACAATTTCTGTGATTGCCTTTGATACTTCCGGATCCTTTGACAACTCTCTGTATGTATTGATAAGCTCGGATTCCGTCAGACCATCTGTCGTTAGGGTGTTATCAAAATAAAGAGTCTGTTTTTCGGAGTTTGCCGGAAAGATATAGGAACCATCGGGTTCCGTAGGAAGAATCGGAGTTTCAATCCTTCCTTCCTTCCGATGGTTCAGATCAATACCGAAAACATGCTCTAGTAATGTTTTCCACATTATCCTTATTCCACTGCTTCGGTAAATTCATAGCCCTGTTCGGTCACAACAAAGGATAACAGGACATTCCTGATTGGCAGCACTGGTTTGATCCGAATGACCGCAACAAAGCATTTGTTATTGATGATTGAGGCAGTATTTACTGATTCGTCACAAATACATTCCGCATTATCAATACCGCCAGCGCCGATGATCGTTCTCAAGAATTGTTCGACACCTAGCTTGAATCTCTGACGGGTTGCATAGGTGTTGTTTTCCCAGAGGATTGAGGTACTATATTCAACAATCTTCCGTTCAATATAGTTCATCGTATTTACAACCGACAACGCATCCAGCGCACTATTCGTATCCGTTGCGGTATGATCCCCCCAGAGGAATATACCAGATCCTGAAATCGACTTGATGGCATTAATCCCCTTCGGAAAGAGAATCTTGTACTGGGTTTCATTCGGCTGCCATGACAGCTTGATCACATTGCGGATTGAGCCATAGTTTTTACCGGCGATCGCAACCCATGGATCACGCAGGGTACAAAGACCGGCGCAGTCTGCATTGGTTGGAATCCAGTAGTATTCATCATCAAATTCCGAATAAATCTGCTTCCAGCATCCCTCAATAAAGGTACGATTTGAGTTACCAATCAAGGAACGCCATTCAATGATCGCATCAACTTCATTCCCCTTGTTGTCAACGACGGCAGAATAGGGTGGAGTAATAAAACAGCTACAATCATTTCTTGTACCGATGATTTCATCCACAATCGTCTTCTGACATGTGACACCACACATTCCTGAAAAGAGGAAATCAATGGTATAGGCTTCCTTGTCCTTGAAGATCGAAAAAGCACTGATATAATCAGCATCGGTAATATCCTCACCGGCAGAACCGCCTTTCAGTACAAATTCATAAACTGGTTTGGATTGGATTTCCCGAACGCCGATGTTGTCCATCCAAATAACACTCGATTTCTTGTTAACATCAGCAACAAGGGATGCTGCTTCGGATGTGAAGGATTCAAAAATAGTCAGCCCATCAGGTGTTGTTACCTGATAATAGACATAATCAGGTGACTGGACATTAGAAACATAACCATCATGGAAGATTACTGCCGTAGTAGGTGCATCGGTTGATGTCAGCTGTGAATCAAGGGCAACCGTATACTGTGACTGGTCTGCGTCATAGGTCATTGAGGTGATCTTTGACAGGACGCCAGATGTTTCCCATTTCTTGTCCTTCGACAATCCAACACCGCTATCATCCTGAAGAATCAACCAATCACCGATTCTTGGCTTGTAGTCAAAGAAGTCTGTGTCCTTGATTGTCAGGGTTGCGCCAACTTCGGATGAACCGGCTGAAACCACCTGAACATCATCGGATTGCAAGGTTACACCATAACTATATTTTTCACAGTCGCGCATTGCGATACCGGCATAGTTATAGAGGGATATCTTGTAAGAATTGAAAACCGATCCCGGATACTTACCAATAATGGCAACACCTTCCGGGAAAATGAATTTTTCAAACTGCTGACCATTTCCACACAGGAGGTCAGTTTCAGGATCTTCAGCTCCGGCAAGTAAGGCATAGGCGTTCTTGGCATCCCCCCCAACAACACGAGTCAGATAGAGAGTATTTGAATATGCCAAGAAGGATTTAAGAATCAGATAGTCATGAATATTCTCACTGGTAGGATAACCACAACTATCAAGAACGGTTTGCATGTTATCAACATACATAACGGTATCTGTGGCACCCCATGAAAGTTTTGCGGCAGTTGCCCCAACCTTTCCGGTTGCCAGACTAACGTAGGTTGACTCGTCAATTTCTTCAAATTGTATTCCAGGTGCTGTTGATGGTGTAATTGACATGTTTTATTCTTTTCTCTTAATTAGCAGTGTAAACTAAAAGTTACTTTACTTATATTGATTGTTATTTATATCATTACACATGAAAGAAGGTAGAAACCTCATTCCATACAATACCATTTTCGGCAAAACCGTTATCGTTGGTGTTTGTGAATCCGATCGTCATCATTTCCTGCTCAACCTCAGTGATCTTTTCCTTGAAAAGGTCAAGTCGAAAGTTCGAATCAATGAATCCCTGAAAGAACTTTTCAGACATCGCCCATGCCAAAAGGACGGCATTCATCACAAGATCATCATGATCGCCCTTTTCGGCAGCGTATCTTCCTGTTCCCTTCCCATCAATAAAGACCATTAACTCTGATATTGTATCCCTATCCAGGATTGTTAGTGTTCCTGTCTCGATCATCTGCTTGAGATTCGAGCAACCTCTGGATTTTATTGCCGTAGTTGTACGAACACCGGGATTTCCGGATAGGGCAAGACGATATGTTCCGGTTTCGGAAATCGAACCCCTTGACTTTTCCCGTTTTGTGTATAGCAAATTATCAATCGAATACTCGGCGGATAAAATATCTGCAACAGTCTTGCCAATGTCATTATTTTCGACCAACACAAAGGCATTGTTGTAGGTTCTTGCGGATGATGCTATAATTGTTGGAAAAACTAGAGGTTCTATGTTATTATTCCGATATACTGCAACCTGCTTTACCTTCTTTGTGTCGGTTATGTCAAAGATGGTGAAGGTTGAATAATCAAGCCCCTTTCCGTATCCAACATCACAGGACATAAAATAAACATGGTTTTCGACAGGACGTTCATATACCGAATACACCCCATCATGATTGACAATTGGGACATCCCATCTCATGCTCTTTAGTGCATCCGCAGAGATTAATGTTTTTGAGGATCCTAGGAATGCGGAATTGAACTCGACCTCAAAACGGGTTTCTCCAATGTTCCGGATTGTTTCATCCTTCCAGTGTTCGTCCCTACCCGGAACATCTCTCCATGTAAATTTTAGGGTCTTGAAATTATTCCGATCTTCCTGTGCCTCTATCCATAGTTTATAAAACTCACCGGACATCCCGTTGGGTGTTGTTGTGAAGATGACCTTTGAATCCTTTCCGGAAGTAATTGTCGGATACACCGAAGCCATAAAGTCGGATTGGATGTTGGATGGAACAAAGGCAAATTCATCTCCATAGAGAATTGCTAGGGATTGACCACGAAAGGCATCTGTTGTCGTTGCCGATGTCAGGATTCGGCATTCATTGGCTAGGGAAATTGATTGGGCATTCCAGCTTCGAATTGGTATTTTCAAAAACCTCGGCAAGTAGACATACATCTTCTTGATGCGCGACAGAATTTCCTTTGCCATCGACAACTTGTTTGCCATAATGCCGATTGTCTTCTGTTGGTGAAATAAGATAAACCACAAGAAAAAGGCGGCAGCCGTTGTAGTGTTGTGGGAAAGAATCCCGTCCGACCAAAAACGATGTTCATCCGAGTCCACCGTCAGATCATACATATTATCCTCATCATCATGGACAACGAGGTCAACGACCAGTTCAGCACCATCTATTGTGATGATTTTCTTACCAAGACAGTCTTTTGCAAAGATTTCCTTGTAGAATTCATCAAAGATGATGTGTGTGTCAGCACACTTTAGAGATTTTCCGGTTTCTGTAATGATCTCATAAACACGATATGGTATTGTCTTATG